CCAATCAGTTGTTGATGCATCAGGTAAGGTTGTTCCTACTTGGGGTGACGTTCTTAACAGAGCAAACCTTGGTATGGAAGTAATGCACGAGCGTAATGCTCACAACTTCCCACTTGACCTAGCATCTGCTGGTTCATCTGAAGTTGCACTACTTGCACCATCAATAGGCTAAAACCAAAATCAAGTTTTGATTCCCAGATACCCCGAAAAAAAATCGGGGTATTTTTTTGTGCGTAGGGGTTTTATGTTATAATTAATACAGTATGTTTTACTCGCATGAGCAAGATTGATACTCAGGGAATGAGTGGTGAGACAGTTGATGGATGTAAAGATAACGTCTATCCTAGAGATGAAAATGGTGAACCAATTTATCCATCAATGAAGATTGCACCATTACCATTACTTGAACCTAAACTTAAGGAAGAACTTAAGGCATTGATCAATGAGGTTCTTGATGAAAGGGAACTTGAGAAAAAACTTAATGGTCCTTATGATGTATACAGTTTAGATGAGTTTCAAGAATGACTAAGAAGCATAACTACAAGAATCCTTCTAAGGCACAAGATCTCTCACACTTAGAGGCACAAGTTACTAAGGGTAAAAAGTATTATGATAAGGATGGGTGGGAAATCTCTCCACCTATAAGTGATAGGGAATGCATCTATCGTTCCCTAGAGAACTGTCAAAACCTTGCTGGACTTGATAGAAAGCAAGTTCAAAGATTGATGGAAGACTTCCATACTATGAAAACCGAATTCGTACGAAACGAGGAGTACCCAGTGCTATGAGATTAGGTGTAATGTGTTCTGGAAACGGAACCAACTTCGAGAACATTCTCCGAACCTGTACCCAAGATGAAGTTGTGATTATGATTCACAACAAAAAGAAATGTGGTGCTATTAAAAGAGCAGAAAAATTTGGTGTCCCTCATTGTTATGTGAATCATAAAGAGGAAGATAAGATGATAGAACTCTTCAAGACATGGAGAGTTGATCTAATTGTACTGGCAGGATACATGAGAGTTCTTAAAACTCCTGAATCATTTCACTGCCCTATTATAAATGTACATCCATCATTATTACCCAAGTACAAGGGATTAAATGCTGTTGAGCAAGCCCTAGATAGTGGTGATGATGTTACAGGTTGCACTGTACATTATGTAACTGAAGAACTTGATGGTGGTCCAATCATCATACAAGGAAAAGTACCCATCATGCCTGATGATGACGTTGCATCACTCACTAAAGCAATACAACGTAGAGAATACGGACTTTTACCAGAAGCTATATCAAATGTTAAGCAAAGATTACCGATTGCGGTTTAGTATAATTGCATGTAAGATACGCTTAGGTAGAGAGGTTTCCTTATCTGACATGGTGTGGTATAATAAGTTACTCGAACATAATAATCACGCACGAGGTATACATGAGAGAACAACTTATCAAGGCGGTGCTAGCCCATGCAAGTGGGGAGATTGAAAAGCACAAGGCAAATGTTAATGTTTATCTAGAACATCCAGCAGGTATTGGAGAGCATTCAGATATTACTGAAGCAATTCAATGTGAGTTGGATAAGATTGCTAGGTATCATGATCAGATAGAAGTAGTTAGAACTTATTTTAGATCAGGAGAAGACAAATAAATAGTTAAAAGTTAATATGTAAATGGCATATTATTATCCTGAAGGAAATCCAGGACCAGTTTGTGATCCTCAAGGGGATGCATTTAATGCAAACCCTCAATTTGTCACGACTGTAGAGAAACCCCCTTGGCCTGATCCTGACGGATGGATATATCCACCTGTATTACATCCTCCAGTATATCCTGGAATGCCTCCACCAACTATTAGGATTGGAAGGAAGTGTAAGGTTAGACCTGATGGTACTTTCTATGATTGTAAGGATGAGTATAGTACTGATAGAGATGATTATACTCCTTGGGATAATGGTGGTACATATGGTTTAACAGATACATTTTTCACTCCAATAATGGATGTGGATTCATGTTCTCCTTTTGATCCTGATATTAATATAGTACCTAAAAGATTTTATAAGCAAGACGGTACATATACATTAAAATATAAGAGAGCAAAGTCATCTCCAGTTACTTTCGATGTTAGTAGTCCAGAGTGGTGGAACGATCAAGCAAATCATTATTCTGTTTGGGTTAATCCAGAGGTGTGTACTTTACCTGGAGAACCCCAGAGTGTTACTTATTTAATCTCTATTCCTGTAGGAGACACCTATGGGTTCACATTTGGGTGTGACATGGATGGA